CACGTTGCTCCGGTTGGCGGTTGGTGTTCGCCGCAAGCTCGACAAGTGGCCGCCACGGGCGGCGGCCGTTCCAGGTCAACCATCGCGACCGTTTGCGCCCCTTCGCCCAACTGTGGCCTCTAGCGCACCGCGTGCAACTTAAGAAGGGACACAACAATCATGAGTAAGTACGGTTCATCTTCCATAATTGTGGCAGTGGATAATTCGAGCGGCACCCCGGTCACCATGACCAACTACGTGACCACGATCAACGCCGTGTCAGTCGAGGCGTTGTTACAGGAAACGACTGCGTTTGGCGATGCGTGGCAGGAACAACTGTCCACGGGCATGCGTCGTGCAGAACCAATTGTGCTTGGGGGCCTATATGACGACCAATCATCAACTGGTCCTGATGCCCTATTTTCGGACGTCGCGAGCGGCCCAAGCGACACCGGCTCAACCCGGACGATCACCATCACGTGGGGCGGGTCAAAAACCACCGCATGCGAGGCGATCATCACCAACTACACACGCACCGCCACACGCGGCGAGCTGACGGCGTATGAGGTCACACTGACGCCGACCGGCACCGTCACCGAGGCGTAATCAGTAGACACGGCTGCGGGTTTTGGGCGCATGGTGCGCCCTCGCCCGCTGCCCTGATGGGAGTGATCATGTTTAGTTCAAAAGTCACCAAAGAGGTCAAGACACCCAGTACGCCGAGTTATACCGTGACGATCAAGGCGTTGTCGGGTCGGGCCAAAGAACGCTGCCAGCAGGCCACGATTGGCAAAGCCGCCGAGTTGATGCAGTCGGTTGGCGGGGCGGCCATCTTTGAGCAGATCAGGCAAATGGGCGGCGAGCAAGCCGTCAAGGATGAGGTCGAGGAACGCGATCCGAAAGCCGCGTTTGATCGCGAGCAGACGTTGATTGATGGCGTCGTCAAGTGGTCGGCAAAAATCCCGGTCACGCCTGATGCGATCAACGACCTTGAGGCTGAGACGGCTGACTTTTTGTTTGTGCAGATTTTGCGGTTGTCGAAAGTACCGATCAATGCCGAGGACATCACCACACAGGATGCCGACCGAAAAAACGATTAAAGGCGTTCCACCGCTACCTCACCGGGGGTCAGTGCGACGCCGACACCGTGCGGCTGTGGATTATCTCGCGGATCGCGGAGGACTTCCATTGCCTGCCGCACGTGGCCGAGCGGTTGCTGTTAGACGATCCAGAGGACACGGCGATTCGGATTATGGAACTACGGAACTATGCGGCCGCGTTTCGCAGTTATCAGGCGGCCGATGGCGACATCAAGAAACTTGAGGCGACCGAGACGATGGATCTGGTGATTGATAACGTGTTCAGGCTCAAGCAGGAATCGTTTGCCGAGGGTGACGACTAATGGCGGCCAACGTCTCAGTCGGCACGCTCTTCGCCACGCTCAAGCTGCGCGATACCTTTAGCAACTCGCTGAACGAGGCGGCCAAAAAGGTCAACCTTTTCGGCAAAAAGATGCGCAAGGTTGGCGGCAACATGCAGCGCATGGGCGGGCAAATGTTCACGGGCCTGACGTTACCTATTGCTGGCGCAGCGGCGGCGGCGTTCAAGTTTGCCGTCGATTTCAACAAGGCGATGGCGAACGTCGCGACATTGATCCCAGGAAACACCGCACGGGTACTTGAATTGAAAAGCGCCGTCCAAGACATGGCGCAGGAACTAGGGCAGTCCACCAGCGATCTCACGGGCGGCTTGTATCAGGTGATCTCTGCGTTTGGCGATACGTCTGACTCACTCGCAGTACTAGACATCAACGCCCGCGCAGCCAAAGCGGGACTGGCCTCAACCGCTGATGCGATCAACCTGACATCAGCGATCACAAAAGCGTACGGCGACACAAGTGCGGCGGCCGTTCAACAAGCCAGCGATCTCATGTTCACGGTTGTCCGATTAGGACAGACGTCGTTTCCTGAATTGGCCGCGAGTCTCGGCCGGGTTGTACCGCTTGCCGAGAAAATGAACGTGACGCAAACAGAACTCTCGGGCGTCATGGCAACGCTCACGGGCGTGACCGGCAACACTGCGGAAGTATCCACCCAACTGGCAAGCGTTTTGAGCGGCATGATCAAGCCCTCAACGTCGATGAAAGCGGCAGTTAAATCGCTCGGATTTGAAACAACCGAAGCCATGATCGCCGAGCTGGGCCTCGTCGGGGCGTTGAGGGAAGTCATTGCCACGACTGACGGCTCATCGCTTGCTGTTGGTCAACTTCTCGGTCGAAAGGAAGCACTCGCGGCCGCGTTCGCTTTGACTGGAGCGCAGGCCGAGACGTTCAACCAAAAACTCGCTGAGATGCAGGATGTCGCGGGAGCGACTGACGCAGCCTTCCGAGAGCAGACGACCGGCGTCAATGCTGTTGGCTTTGCATGGGATCGCCTCAAGGTGCAGTTAACGGTTGTCGGCCAGAAGTTGGGCGACGCGCTCATGCCCGCCATCCAAAAAGGGATCACCCTGCTCAGCAAGTTTGCCGACCGTGTGGCCGAGGCCATCGAGAAATTCAGAAACCTCTCACCCGTCATGCAAAACGTGGCGATTGCCGTGGCGGCAGTGGTCGCGGCGGCTGGCCCGCTGATCTTTGTGTTTGGTCACATGATTGCGGCGTTGGGACAGGTTGCCAAACCGTTGACGTGGGTGATCAAGAAATTCAACCAACTTGGCACCATGAAATTCACCGTAATACTTGACGGCCTTAAAAAGTTTGGCCGAGCGGTGCGGTTTTTGATCCGGTTGCCGTTTACGTTAAGCCCGGTCGGGTTGGCGTTAACCCTTGTGACGGCAGCGTTCGTCGGGTTGCTCACGTCAACTGAAAACGGCCGACGCGTGCTCAAATCGTTATTTGACACGCTGATGCTACTGGGCCGCGTCGCGCTCAAGTTGGTCGGTGAGGCGTTTGACTGGGTTGCCGATAAGGTCAACACGTTTCTCGGATTTCTCGGATCAATGTTCAGCGCGTTTGAAGGGTCGACCGGCATTTTGGGATCGTTGGCTGACGGGCTTGACGGGTTCAATGACAAGCTGCGCGACTATCTTGGCGACGGCCCGAAAGCGATTGAGGTTACCGAAGACTTCACGGTGGCCGCTGAGACGGCGGCGGTGGCAACCGTTGACTATGCCGAGGGCGTTGCTGATATCGGTGGATCACTGACAGCGTTGCAGGAATCGCTCGCACGCACGGATCTCGCGGGCAAGGTGACCGAATTAAGCAAGGCGTTTGACACTCTTGAGCCGTCGATCAAGCGCAGCGCGTATGTGCGCGAACGCTACGCCAAGCAACTGCAAACCCTCGCCGATGACGGGGCCGAGCTGACTGAACAGCAAAAACAGATCGTGTGGTGGTTCAAACAGACCGGGCATGAACTGTCCAGTAATGTGAACGTGCAGTTTAATCTCGCGAGTACGCGCCATATGCCTCAGTTCTATGAGGGCGTTGTCAAGATTGACAAAGCGTATCAGGGACTCAACAGCACGCTGGTCGATTCCAAAGGGAAGTTGATCAGTTGGGCCGACTCTGGCCTCAAGCCGTTAGGGTTATTCGGCGGTGCGGTTGAGGGAATCAAAACCAGTCTCAGCGGGTTGATGCAAGGGTTGACCGGCGGCAAAGGGCTGGGCGGCTTTATGTCAAAGCTGGGCGGCGGCATGATGGAGTCGCTTGGGGCTATCGCGACAGGTGGAATCAGCAGTCTCGTGTCAATGGGTGCCGGTCTTGCCATGAAAGGCATTTCAAAAGTCGGCGGTTTTCTCAAGGGCATCTTTGGTGGGAACGCCAAAAAGCGCAGGGAGGAAGCAGCAGCGGCCGCAGCGGCCGCAGCCGCCGCCGCCGCAGAAATACAGAAGCTCACCAGCGAGTCGATCATCGGCCTGCAGGATCTCACGGCGCAAGCGGCCACGACCGGGCAACTGTTGCCTGAGCATTTGGAGCCGTATCTTGAGACGTTGCGCGAGGCGGGCAAGCTCACAAAAGAGGATCAAGATCTGTTGATGGGTATGGCGGCCGAGGCTGACGTTGATTTTGACGGCATGAAAGCCGCCGCTGAGAAGTATGGGATCGCCCTCAGTAGTCTCGGCCCGGCGTTTGACGAGGCCCGTATGGGTCGGGCCGCTCGCGCACTCGCCAAAGATTGGGACGTGCTGATCAAGGGCGGGGCTGACGTCAATGCGGTCATCGACGGCATGGGCGACGAGGTGCAGAACCTTGTCACCGATGCGCTCAGGGCGGGGCAACAGATCCCACATAACCTGCAACCGATTATCGAGAAAATGATTGAAGCGGGCAAACTCACCGATGAAGAGGGCAACAAACTCACCGGCCTCAGTCAGTTGGATTTTGCGACGCCGATTGAGGCGCGGTTTAGTAAGTTAATCGACAAGATCAGCGAGTTGATCGACAAGCTCGCAGGGCCGTCCAACTCAGCAACGGCGGCCACGCAACAACTCACCAACGATCTCAACAATCTGCCCGATCCGAGAGTCAGCATTGCGTTTGACTACGATCTGCCAGAGTTTGATTTTGGCAACGGCGTGCAGTTCTCGGTGCCATCGTTCCAACAGGGATCGGGCGGCTTTCGAGATTTTGGCGGCGGCACCCTCGCGATGCTGCACGGCCGCGAGGCGGTGGTAGCACAAGGGCAGGCCGCACCGGGGTCGCGTGACTTTGCGCAAATGGATCACCGACTTGCCAGTATCGAGCGGTTGCTGCGCGACCAGCCGAGGGCGATGGGGCTGGTCGTCTCTGACAGTTTGGCGATGGTGCGCTAGATGGGCGCAGCGGCCGAGATCAAGATCGAAGTCGAAACATCCGACGACGTCTGGACGGATCTGACTGACGACACGGTCGCGGCCGAAGGGTTACAGATTCGCTTTGGGATCAACGGGGACAAACCGCTCGACGCCGTGGCGGGCAGCGGTGAGGCGATGTTTACCGTCAGCGGCCGCAAATATTCGTTCAACCATGCCGACGTCTTGAGTGGCTGGCAGTTTGGTGCCGGCATACGGATCACCATGTATCGCACGAGCGACGCGGCACAGGCGATCTCGTCAATCACGCGCAGCAGCTCGACGGCGACGGTGACCACGGCAGGCAGTCACGGCTATGCAACCGGCGATTGGATCACCATTGCCGGTGCTGGTGAGTCGCAATATAACGGGATCTTTCAGATCACCAACACCGCCGCGACGACGTTTACGTATGCCGTTCCAGGCACGCCGTCGACGCCCGCGAGCGGCACCAAAACAGCACGGATCGGCTATGTGCGGCACCGGGGCAAGTTGCGTGTCGCCAACCCTGATCCCGGCCAGTACCATGCGCCGCTGGTGCGCGTCGTCAGTTACGACGGCATCAGAGATCTCGCCGAGGCAACGCTGCGTGAGATTGCGATCCAAGTCAATAAGACTGAGAGCGAGCTCCTGACGGCGGTCTGCGATGCGGTGCCGAGTAGTGCGCAACCACTGGCGCGTGACTTTGCCACGGGCGAGGAAACGTTCCCGTATGCGCTCGATGAGTTAGGCGGCGGTGCGGCGGCACTCGGCGTGATCAAAAGCATTGCCGTGTCGAGTTTTGCGGCGGTGTTTATGAAAGGCGACGGCACGCTGGTGTTGCAATCGCGCACGACCAGAGGCGCAGGCACGCCCGCGTTCCACTTCGATAACCTGCACCACGGCCAGACGGCCAACGCCAGCGTTGACGAGTTGGTCAACCGCGTCGAGGTTGTGATCAACCCGCGCAAAGTCGATGCCTCGGCGACGACGGTCGTGTATTCGACCGTTGGCACGGCGTTGTCGGTTGAGGCGGGCAAAACCGTCACGATCTCGGTTGAGTATCGCGATCCTGATGAGTCGCGCACGCTGATCGGAGCCACTGACGTGGTGACCACCTTGGTGGCAAACACGGATTACGGCGGGCGGCCCAATGAGAACGGCAGCGGGGCAGACGTTTCCAGTGACATCGCTATCGTGTGCACGGCCTACGCCAGCACCGCCACGCTCGCGATTACCAACAGCGGATCGGCCACGGTGTACCTCGTGACGAGCGGAGGCGTGCCGCTGTTGCAGATCCGAGGCAAGGGCATCTATCAGCGCAGCCCGTTGACGTTTTCAGAAGTCTCGACGCAGCCGTATGGTGACAAGTCGGTCGTGATTGATGCGCGGTATATGTCAAACACCGACAACGCGCAGGGGTATGCGACAACCGTTGAGGAACGGTGGAACCAACCCGTGGCCGCGATGCTTGAGGCGATTGACTTTATTGCGAGCGATAGCGACGACTTGCTGTTGCAGGCGTTGGCCCGTAATCCCGGCGACCTCATCGAAGTAACCGAGACGGCCATTGGTGCGTCATCGCTCAACATGATCATTCAGTCGGTGCAACTCTCGGTTGAGGCGGGCAACTTTACGCGCTGCACGTTTGGACTGGCCCCGGCCGCGCTCACCAGTTACTGGCAGATCGGCACGGCTGGGCGTACGGAACTCGGCGAAACAACTACATTGGGATGGTGACATATGGCTACGTGGACAACGCCCTCAGATAGAAGCACCGGGGATACGATAACGAGTTCAATTTGGAACGAGAATTCTGGCGCGTCTGGCAACAGTGCGCTGCTCAAAACCTCGGTCAATAACAGCGGGGCGCTCAGTTTCGTCGATGCGACTGAGTTGACGATTGCGTCGGGTGTTATCACCGTGACGGGCAACTACCACAAGATCGACACAGAGGGATCGGCGTCCAGTGATGACGTAGATACCATTACTGCCGGGGCGAATATTGTGGCGGGGCATGTGCTGCATTTGCGTGTGGAGAGTGACGCAAGGACGGTCGTGCTGAAAAACGGAACGAGCGGTGCGGACAATCTCGACATTGGTGCTGATGTGACGCTCGACGAGGCATACAAAACGTATTCATTGGTCTATGACGGCACCAACTGGCGACCGTTCACATTTGCCGAGTCGCCGACGTTTGCCTCACTCAGCCCATTGACTACTCGTGGCGATTTGCTTGTGGCCACGACGACCGTGACCGGCGTGCGGTTGGGTATTGGGTCGGCGACCTATGTGCTGACCTCCGATGGGACGGACGCGGCGTGGGCGGCGGCCGCTGGCGGCGGCTTTCCGTTTCTCGATAAGGCAACGTTAACGTCGGGTGAGCTGCAAACCGGCACGATCTCGTTGGCGGCGTCAGGGTGTCTGGTTGTGTTTCAGAATGTCGAAGTCGATACCGATGACGTCAGCCTGCATCTCTTAATTAACGGGGCCACGTCAGGCTATGGACAGGTGCAGCGGTTAAGCCGTTTTGATGGCAATTACGGGTACGGCGGCAACCCAACAGACGCACTCTACCTTGACTGCAACATCCCAACACATGGCCGACTAGGGAATGCGACGGGCGAACAAGCGCAAGGCCATGTGTATCTCAGCTCTGATGGTACTTATTTGAATTGGCACGGGTTGATCTACGAACAAAATGCTAACGGTGATCCAACGGTCACGCAGGTCGCTGGTAACCTAAATCTCGGCGGTGCTATTACCTCGATCACCATGGCGGCGTCGTCGGGCGATATTGATGGCGGCGAGATGATGGTCTACGACATCAAAGAAAGTTAAAGCGATGAGTCATATTTCCTACGCCATGATCGTTCACGCAGCCACGGGTCGCATCGTCTACAAAACCCGCAACAAGTCAGGCGGCAACGTGGAACCGGCGATCAAAACCGGCACACAACAACCGTTTGACGATGTGTGTTACGTCGGCGACACCCTCCAGCCCGATTACCTCGTTGGGAAAGTGACGCTTGATGACCACGACGGCATTGACTACGCAACGCAACGCTATGACATAAACGCGCAGGCGTTGCGGGCGGCGACCGCCGACGAGATCGCGGCGTATCGCGAAGTGATAAAAACGGCTGACGCCAATAGCGACGTCAACGGCAATAAAACGCTGGTCGCCCTGATCGACGTGGTGGCCGATTTGCATAACATGACCGCGTCTGACGTCAAAGATCTCGTCGTTGCCAAACTTAAAGATTCGGCCGATGCCTGACTTCACGCGAGCCGAGTTTGACGCCCGGTGGTCGGCCCTCGATCAGAACGTGGATCGACAAGCGGATCGAATTATTGAGCGGCTTGACCGGATCAACGGGCGATTGCGGGAAACCGAGACGCGAGTGGCTGTGCTTGAGGATCGCGACAGTCGTGAGCTCTCGGTCGCACGCAGCTCAGGCGGTCGCTGGGGCGCAGGCATTGGGGCCATTGTCTCAGGGGCCGTCAGTTACTTGATTGGAGGGCGCTAATGGGTTGGTTATCACTCGGATTGAAGTTGCTACCGTTTATTGTGGAAGCGGTCAATTGGGTGGAGAAATTCATCACGGCCAAAGGCAAATACAAACAGGATGCGGCGGTGTATATGGTGCGGTCGAGTCTGGCCGTGGCAGAAGTCGGGGCCGACCGCGACCTGCTCAACGACGACGACGTTGAGGCCGCCACACGACAGGTGATTGATGCGGTTGTGGCGTTGCAAAACCTGATCGCCAAAAAACACCCATGAGAGCGAGATCGGCCAGCGAACTGATCGCGCAGCATGAGGGCTGCAAGCTGAAACCGTATGAGGACACGCTCGGCGTCTTAACGATTGGCTACGGCCGCAACCTCACGCGTGGGATCAGTCGCGACGAGGCCGAGATGCTGATGCGCAATGACCTGCGCAGCGTGCGCACGGCCGCCGAGAAGTTTGAGTGGTTCCCAGGACTGTCCGACGTCAGGCAGGCCGTGGTGCTTGATATGCACTACCAGCTCGGCGCTCGTGGTTTCAGAAAATTCAAAAAGTTGCGGCGGGCAATTGATGCGAGTGACTGGTCAACCGCTGCCGACGAGATGCTCGACTCGACGTGGGCGCGTGAGCAGACGCGCACACGGGCCAAGCGGCTTGCCAGGATGATGCGCGAGGATCGCTGGCCTGACACCTGATCGCGACGGCAACGGCGCCACCCCAACCGTCGCCGACCGGAATTGCTCGCCGGTTACGACACCCCGTCGTTGCCGTCGCCCTACACACACTGATGCCTGACTACGGACTCTGTCCTGTTTGCCAAAAGAATCAAATGCACAGTACCAGTGCGCAGCGATGCGGCGAGTGTTACCGTAGTCGGCGCGGCATGCCCAGCATGGCGAAGCCACGCGGCACCTGCCCGCACTGCAACAAGACAATTTCGAAGGGATCAAAGCAGTGCCTCGACTGCTGGTATCAGCGCGTCGGCGCCACCACTAAAAATCACAGCGTTGCACGCCAGACGATCCGACACCCGTTGACGAGTTATGACGAGGCGTATAAGGCGTGGGGCGAACTGATCGGCATGAGCAAGGATCGGTACAGCGGGCCGCCAGATCGCACGGGCGTCGAGAACGTTACGCGGATCTGCGTGATCCCTGATCTGCACGTGCCGCACCACGCCCCTATTCTGCTTAGTCGGCTGATCGCTCGCGAGGCTGATCGCACTGACGTTGCCGTCATGATTGGTGACGTGTCCGACTGTCAAAGCGTGTCGCGCTTTCTTGATTACGACAAAGTGCCGTTTGAGGTTGAGTGGGCTGAGACGACGGCCGTCATGCAACACATCAGCCAGGCGTTCCCAGCGGTCAGGATTATTGCAGGCAATCACGACAAGCGTGTGAGTCGTCAGATTGCGGCGCACTTGCCAGACGCCAACTGGGTGGACGCGGTCAAGGCACTCAGCGGCGGCGTGCTTGATCCGATTTACGCGCTCGCCCGCAGTGCCACGCTGCCGAACGTCGAGATCGTGAAACATCCGATCCCTGACACCGATCTCACCGTGGACTGGTTGACGGTGATCGGCGATGCCGTGTTTGCGCATCCAGAGGTGTACTCGCGCTCAATGCAGGCGTCGCGCAAGTTTGACGAATTTCTCCATGACCACGGTGAGGCGATGGGCATTGATTACAGCGCCCTGCGTCTCGTCGTGATGGGTCACACGCACAACATGAGTCTGGTGCCGTGGCGGTCGTCAAATACCAAACTCCTCGTCGAGTGTGGGTGCTTGTGCAAAACAGCCTCATACATGGTCAAGCCGAGAGTCTCAGGCGGCCGACCGCAGCGCCGTGGCTATGTGACGTTGACGCAGTATGACGGCCGCACGGATCTCAACAGCGTGCGGTTGCACTTTCTGGATCTTGAGGATTGACGCCGATGCCGTCTGCCAGTCTCGCGACGCTCAGAGCATTGTGGTTGCGTGTGGTTGCCGAGCTGGGCGCGGCTGAGATCATCGAGCGGTATATCGAAGCGGCCGATTCGCACGTGGACGGGTTATGTGAGGGCGGCAAGATCACCGTCGCCCCAATGCACCAGACCGTTGACACCGTGATCCACGAATTACTCCACCGGATGTATCCCGAGCGCAGCGAACGATCTATCAGACGCACGACCAGCCTGTTGCGGCGTGCGATCACCGACGACGAGGTGCAGCAATTTTATGACGAGTACAACCGACGCAAAACGATCACCCGTAAGGCTCTCAAGGCCGATCTATAAGTCACCCGCCGATCATCTCGTCGGCGTGATTACGTGGTTGATCAAAGTACTGAAAACTAAATACCGCAAGGGGCAAGCCGAACATGGCGGCGAGCTGTATGCCAAGCCCGGCGCACTCACAAATCTCGAAGACGAGATCCTTGATCTGATCGTCTATCACCAGACGGCCCGCCAGCAGCTCAAAGTACTGGCCGAGGACGGCGCGACGGCGGCCGAGGCGTTTGAGTTTTTGTATGGCGAGACGGTTGACTGATGGGGATCAAGTCACGGCTCGCAGGATGGGCCATCGGCAAGGGCGTGAGTGAGTTTTTGACGCACCGCACGACGCTCGACCAACCAACACGCAAACGCATTGTGGAGGCGATCAAAATGACACTGAAACCGAAAAGCCCAAAACAAGAACCCGTGATCTATGGCGCACTGGCGTCGGTGCTGGTTGCCGTCTGTGCGCATTACGGATTGCAGCTTGATCCTGATGCGCTGATCACCACAGTCAGCACGGTTGTGGTCGTGGTCACGTTCATCGTGCGGCGGTTTGTCACGCCAGTGAAACCGTGAAACCGCTGATCGATATCTATGTGCGCGGCGTGGCAATTGTCACGCTCGTGAGTTGGAACACCACGCTCCTCGCCGACGCGCGGCCGTTGGCGATTGTGGTGGCCACGGTGTTGTCAGGCGTGTGGTGGTTGAACGCCCGATCCGCGAGCCGTGCAGAGGGCTGGCAGGCGATGGCGTGTTATGCGCTCGGCGCAGGCACCGGCACGGCGTTGGGCTTGTGGTTATCGACCGCGATCTAGCACCCGTGGTAGCTAGGTGGTAGCTAGGCGCGTGCGTTTTTGAATTAAATACCGCGATCTGCGTTTTTGCTAGTAAAATGGTGCCGAGGGGCAGAATCGAACTGCCGACACCATGATTTTCAGTCACAACCTCGCCTACACCAGCCCGCTGCAAAACCCTCAAAAAACACGCCTATCTCGCGTCGTTTTGACCAGTCCCTTGGTGTTTTGATCAGTTTCTTGATCCCTTATCTGTCCACATTTGGTATCATTGGGCGGTGTTTAGCAGGCTTATATCACGTTAAACGGTGCATCGGTGGTAGCTAGGTGGTAGCTAAGCCATAAAGGAGCAGAGATCGTGACTAATCGACAGATCAAAGCACTCAAGCCAATTAAGCAAACAAGCTATCCGCTGGGCGGCGGGTTAGTCGTACGTGTGACGAAGGGCGGCAAAACAAAATCGTTTGTGTGGACGTTTCGTCGGAACGGTCGCCAGTCGCGCAAGGAATGGATCACGCTCGGCGCGTTCCCGGCGCTGACGCTCGATGCCGCTCGCGCGAAAGCGCAGGCCGCACGCCAGACCTTGCGCGAGGGCGGTGAGCCAGGGGCGGTTGAGAAAACGGCCGAGCGTGAGGCCGCTGACGGGCCGACGTTTGGCG